GCTTATGAAAATGGTATGAGCCAAGACGAATTTGCTGAAGGCATTAAGATTTACATGGATGCTGTAAATTCAGACGTACCAGACTATGATGCTGAAGTTGGAAAGCTTGGTGATAATGCAAACGCTAGGATTGAATCTGTTAGCTTATTTGCAAATCAATTCTTTCCACAAGAACATATGACTGCCGTTGAGCGTATGTGTGAAACAGCAGAAGGTGTTCAAGCATTAGAGTTTATTATGGAAAACTTACAACAACAATCTCCAAATTCAATAAGTCAACCTGTTGCTCAAATTAATGAAACAGAGTTGCAACAAATGATGCTTGACGACAGATATCACAACCCAGTAAAGCGCGATGCGAACTTTGTGCGCCAAGTCGAAGAAGGCTTCCGTAAGATTTATGGCTAGTCTTAATTATGTCGAGGTGGGGCGGTTATCTCTTAGAGATGCCGCCATCACTGATGTACAAAAAATAAAAGACAAGCTTAGGTTTAACGATGCTAGAGAATGTTTTATCTTTGGTGTTACTCCAGAAGAAGCATTGTCTGAGCCATTTGAAGATCCCTTTGCAAAAACTTACAGCATCTGCTTGGATGATGAACCGATTGCAATGTGTGGGACAGTGCCTACCGAACACAACAATGGGAGTGTTTGGATGCTTGGTACTCAAGACATAAACAACAATAAGATTTCTTTTCTAAGGGGTTGTAAAGAAGTTGTTAATCTTCTTCAAGGCAACTTTGAGGTTATTGGGAATATTGTACCACTAGATCATGCGGAAACAATTAACTGGTTAGGCTGGTGTGGCTTTCAGTTTCATGAAGGGTTTCACAGTTTTAACGGTCATTTAATGCTTGCATTTAGTCGCTATGCAAAACAAAAAAATAATGTTATTAATCTATATACACGGCCTGTAACCCATTGAGTGACCCGAAAGGATAATCACTGTGAGATGACGAGCAGACAACCGAGGACAACGTAACCTTAACTACTGAAAGGACTGGATAATGGCGAATACTATTGATACCGCTTTTATCAAGCAGTTTGAGTCAGAAGTGCATATGGCTTATCAGCGTATGGGTTCCAAGCTTCGGAACACTGTTCGTACTGTAAGCAACGTGCGCGGAAACACTGTTCGTTTTCAAAAGATCGGAACAGGAACTGCATCTACTAAATCACGCAATGGCATGGTCACTCCTATGGAATTGGCACATACCAATGTCGAAGCTACTATGGCTGACTACTATGCGGCTGAGTACATCGACAAGCTAGATGAACTGAAGACCAACATTGATGAGCGTCAAGCTGTAGCTAAATCTTCAGCCGCCGCTCTTGGTCGTAAAACCGATGAGATCCTCATTACTGCAATGGACGCTGGCGCAAACGCCACTCAAATTGCAGATACAGGTGGCGCATTGGTTAAAGCTGATCTTCTTACTCTGTTCGAAACCTTTGGTGCGGCAGACATTCCAGAAGACGGTGGACGCTATCTAGCTATGCACCCTGCTGGCTATGCAGATCTTTTTGCTATTACTGAGTTTGCTTCAAGCGACTTTGTAGGCGATCAGAATCTTCCTTATGCTGGCGGCATGACCATGAAGGAATTTCTTGGATTCAAGATCTTCTCAACTTCAGCAGTAACGGCTGGTAAGAACATTGCTTACCACACAAGCTCTGTTGGTCTTGGAATTGGTGCAGACGTTTCAACGGAACTTAACTATGTTCCAGAGCGTGTATCTCATCTTGCAACCTCGATGATGTCCATGGGTGCTGTTGTTATTGACAACAACGGTATCTATGAAGTCCTCGACAATAACTAGGAGGGATAAACTATGGCTTATGGTTCATCTGGACTAACTCGTATGAGTGGCGGTGGGGGCTACAATGTGTGGTTCTACTCCTCTGTTGATGCTTTGTCTGTTGTTCGTGCATCAGGTTATTTTAACGAAGCGGCTGGCATGATGAATGTTGGCGATGTTGTTTTTGTTTACGATAACAATGCACCTACTCTTGGCATTTCTGTTGTGCTTTCCAATGATGGTAGCACAGTGGATATTGCTGACGGCACTGCAATTACAGTCACTGATACTGACTAAATTAGGGAGAGGGGGCGAAAGCCCCCTCGACTTTCATGGCATTAACTAGCACTACTGCTAATTCACCCATTGATATTTGTAGCCGAGCATTAATTCTTGTCGGCGCAGAACCTATTACTTCTTTTGAGGACGGCAACACAGAGGCTCTGGTTGCTGTTAATATGTATGAAGATGTTGCAAGGGCGGCACTTGTTAATACTCGTTGGCGTTTTGCAACCAATCAAGCTGTATTAAACAGATTAAGTGACGCACCAACTGGGCGTTTTAATAAAGCTTATCAACTTCCAAATGATATATTAATGCTTCATGCCGTAACTGTTAATGATAATTTGATTGAGTATCAAACTTATGGCAATAAAGTTTACGCCGATACCTCTGACAATGATACATTAGTTGCTGACTATACATACAGATCTGGTGAGGAAGACTGGCCTTCTTATTTTACAATTGCAGTAGTTTATTCCCTTGCTATTGTATTCGCTACTTCTATTGCTAGGAACTCAGCACTAGCTGATATTATGGCTGGTCAAGCACAAGTTACTATGGCTAAAGCAAGGAACTTGGATAGCCAGCAACAAACCACACGCAAACTCGTTACTTCAAGGTTCATTACTGAAAGGCGTAGTTAATGGCAAGGGTTAGCGTTCCTCTCAGTAACTTTCAGTTTGGAGAGATCAGCCCTTCGCTTCTATCAAGGACTGATACGAATATCTATCGTGCGGCGGCTAAGAGAGTAGAAAACTTCTTTCTTAGGAATGAAGGCGGCTTGCTAAAACGTTATGGTACTCGGCGCATTTATGAGTTTGACACAACAGTAGATTCATCTAAATTATTTCAGCACAAGCTTGTTCCGTATATTTTTTCTGATGATGAAAGATATATTGTTTCGCTTGAGAATGCAAAGATTAGGGTTTTTATTATTGATCCTAGCACTGGTGCTGTTTCTTTAACCTCGACCATTACTCAAGATGTGGATTCTAATTCACTTCCGTTTACTGATAGTATTTTAAAAGAATTGAATTATGCTCAGTCTGGTGATGTAATGTTTATTGCGCACCAAACTTTTATGGTCAGAAAACTTGTAAGAACAAGTCTTACAGACTTTCAAGTGGAAACAATGACCTTTGATGAATCAGTTGATGGGTACGGCATTCTTCAGCCTTATTATAGTTTTCATCCTACAGCAATGACCCTTGACCCATCAGCTTCTACTGGTACTGGGATTACTATTACAACAAGCGGAAATTACTTTGATACTACTGGAACGCAAACTGGTGGAAATTATTTAGATTCTTTGCACGTTGGTGTTACACTTAGATACCACAAGAATGAAATTGAAATTACTTCTGTGCAGTCTGCTACTCAAGCAACAGGCAATATTAGAGATGAGTTGTTAGTGCATCTTGATACTGATGCAATTGAAACAACAGATTCATCTGCAACTATTAAAATTACTTTTGCGTTGCATGGATTATCTGTTGGTGATTCAATTACTATAAGTGATGCTGGTGGTGTAGGTGGTATTACCGCAAATCAAATCAACGGAACAAGAACAGTTACTGGCATTATTGATAAAAATGTATTTGAAGTAAGTGCTGGATCTACCGCTAATAGTTCTACTGTTGGCGGTGGCAGTCCAAAGATTATTACTCATGCCCCAACTAGTCAATGGGAAGAACAGTCTTATTCGGCTCTCAGAGGCTACCCAGCCGCCATTACGTTCCATGAGAATAGATTGTGGCTTGGCGGCACTATAGCCCAGCCTGACGGCATCTGGGCAAGCCAGACAGCAGATTATTTTAACTTTGATATTGGTGATGCTGAAGACAGTGATGCTATAGATATTACTGCTAGCATTGGTGAGATTAATACTGTTAGACATTTGGTGTCTAATCGTGACTTACAGATCTTTACTAGCACCTCAGAAATGTATGTGCCAGCTTTTGCTGACAAACCAGTAACCCCAACTAATGCACAGATTAGAAGGCAGACACCATTTGGCAGTGATTATGTTCGTCCTCAAGTGTTGGATGGTGCGACAATATTCGTGCAGAAAACTGGGTCAGTAATTAGAGAATATATTTACTCAGATGCTGAAGCCGCCTATATTGCAACTGGCATCAGTAATTTGTCAGCGCATTTGATTAAGAATCCAAAGCAAATGACAATTCTTCGGGGTGCTATTAACCGTCCTGAGTCATATGCTTTTGTGGTAAATGATGATGGAACAATTGCGACATTCATTACAAATAGAATAGAACAAAGGGCTGGCTGGTCTGAGTTTACTACTGAAGGTAAGTTTCATTCTATTTGCACAATTGATGATCGCGTCTTTGTTGTTGGGCAATATGACACTGGTGCTGGAACAGATAAGTTTATTCTTATGGAATTTGATTCCAACCTTAATATGGACTTCTCAGATACTTTTACTGGTGTTGCTGGGGTGTTTGATGTTTCTTCTCATTTTGAAAATGGAGCAGTAGTTAAGGTTGTAGATGATACCGACTATCTTGGTGAGTTTACAGTTACATCTGGTGAAGTAGATGTATCTGCCGTAGAGT